TACGTTCTTAATGATCTCCACGCCTTGTGGATTCTTTTGTTTTACTACATTCTTGATCTTACGGATCTTACGGCAATCAACAGGTCGTAGTTCAACGATACCGTTCTTTGGATTAGCTTCATCCACTAGAATCTGATAGTATAGTCTACCATCAACATACCAATTGCGAAAGATGTCATGACCTTTTTGATCGAATTTCAATAGGGTCATGACGTTCTTAAACTCGTCAGTAATCTTAGTTTTAATTCCAGCAGAAACTTTTAGATCGTCTAAAACAATTTCAACAGGAGGATGATCTTCTTCTGCTACAATAGCTTCATTGGTGATATCATCAATGGCACTATCGCAATCAGGATACTGCGACACTTCGCGGTATCTACGAATTAAGTCGTTTTCACTCTTAATCGTATCATCCATATTCATCACGTGGGCATAGTACCCAGCCGTAGACGTTACAACTGTCGAACCATCATCTGGTGATGGAGCAATAATTGATAACGGCTCAGGCTGCTTCTTACGCTGAATTTCAAAACCAAAGACTTTCATTATATATCGCTTCTAATTAAATAGGGAAAGAGCCAACTGGAGTATTAACGGTACCGCTAACTCCAAATCCACCAGCTGCACCGCCAGTAGAAGTATCCGAAGTCCAGAAGTTGTATTGGAACGTCACATTGAAAGTTTCAATCGCGTTACCTTGATCGTAACCTAATTGAATATCGCCAACTTCAGAAGGGAATGCATCGTGGAATGAGTAAGTCTTAATAGTTGCGCCATTGCGATCTAATTGATATACTGCCATGTCAACTTGATAGTTTAATGGGTTAGTGATACCATTAGTATCTGCATTATTTTGAATGCCATTAGACCATTGTTCTAGAGCATTACGAATGTTGAAGTTCGTATCGTTATAGATTGAAACAGTCCAAGGAGCAAATGTTCTTTCACCGGCAAAATTAACTGGACGACCTCTGTATAGAACAGAGATTGGTTCAATCGTAGATGCTGGTAACTGAGCAGTGTTACATAGGAACTGTGCTTGTGTACCGGCAATTACGCCTAAATTCACAAACGAAGGGAAAGCTAAACCAACTCTGAACTGGTTGGCGCGAGCACCACCGCCAGTAAGTTGTGCTTTAAAATCTGAAATGTTTGCCATCTGAATGACTCCTTTATTCTTTTATTTATTCAACGGGAGAGAGGTGTTTAATCTCCCTCCCTTGTGAATTAACCGCCGATTTCGTCGAAGCTTACGCTTGAACGAGCAGCCACAAAGTTTAGTGTGATAAAGTTGATTGAACGATTTGGTTTGATGAAAATACTTGCAACAAACTCGTTACGATCGATAACTTCACCAGTGTTATTGCTGGTATCACATTTAACGCGGTAGTCAATAATACCGCGACGACCTTGGACATTACGCAAGAACGGTTCAACTAAATTGCGGAACTGAGCACGAGTAAAGTCATCATTGAATTCGAACAACTGATACTTAGCTGCTGTAGCAACTGCTTTTTCTAATACAATGAATAGACGGCGTACATTGATTCGATCGAATGCACTTGGCTTAGACCAGAATGTTTTATCACCATAAAGGATAGTACCTTGTCCTGGGAATGTTACAACTGGGTTAACACTTTCTTTATAAAGATTATCGCGTTCAGTAGGTCCTGGATTAAAACCAAGCTTAACAACATTCTTTACTTGACCACGAGTGAAACCACCTGGGGAGAACCATGCATCTGTAGTGTAATCAGTACGAGCGCATAGACCAGCGATATCAGCATTCAATGGAATCCAACGATATGTATCGTTGTAACGGTCATACTGATATTTACATCCGCTATCTAGAACAGCATAGGTACTATTAGTTAAAGTTAACTTAAAGGCTTGAATGCTAGCAACTGCAGTTGTAGAAATAGTGATAGGAGAAGCGTCTGCATTACGTGGAGAGATAAACACTACGCAATCTTTACGAATTTCAGCTAAACTATTAATTAGAACGTTTGCAGTAGTTGCACTTACGTCGCCAGCAATGACAAGAGATAC